TTATGAAATTATGTATATTGGGTGATACACATTTTGGTGCTCGAGGTGATTCTTTAGATTTTCACACGTACTTCAAAAAATTTTATGATGATGTATTTTTTCCTTATTTGGTAGAAAATAAAATCAACGTAGTCGTTCAGATGGGCGATCTATTCGATAGGAGAAAATTTATCAATTTCAATTCACTCTACCTATCTCGAAAATATTTTTTCAATAAACTTAAAGAACATGAAATCAACTTATATACATTAGTTGGTAATCATGATGTTGCATTTAAAAATACACTTGAAGTAAACTCACCATCATTGTTATTAAACGAATATGATAATGTATTTTTAGTAGAAAATTTTTCTACAGAAAATTTTGACGGTGTAGATATTGATATAGTGCCTTGGATTTGTTCTGATAATGAAGAAGAAATATTTGAAAAAATAAAAAATAGTAAATCACAAATTTGTTTTGGGCATTTTGAAATAGATGGATTCGAAATGGATCGTGGCAATGTTCATCAAGGTGGGCTTGACAGAAAGACATTATCAAAGTATGATATAGTGTTGAGTGGACATTTTCACCATAAATCTTCTTCTGACAATGTGACTTATGTTGGCACTCCTTATGAAATGACCTGGTCTGATTATAATGATCCAAAAGGATTTCATATCTTTGATACTGAAAAAAGAGAACTGGAATTTGTAAAAAATCCATATTCGATATTTCATAAAATAATGTATGATGATACGAATCATGATTTTGAATATTGGAAATCTTATGATTTTTCTAAGTACAAAGAAACTTATATAAAATTGGTTGTCTTAAACAAACAAAATCCTTTTCTATTTGAACATGTATTAGACAACTTGTATAAAATTGGTGTAAGTGATTTATCAATAGTCGAAGATTTTACCGACAACTTAATTGGTGATGATCAAGATATTATCGATCAGGCTGAAGATACGATGACAATCTTATCTAAGTATATTGATAATCTAGAATTAGATGTTGAGAGTGACAAACTAAAAACCGTTATGCGTGAACTTTATGTTGAAGCATTGAATACTGAGGTATCTGATTAGTGATAATTTTTCGTAATATTAAATGGAAAAATTTATTAAGTACTGGTAATAGTTTTACAGAAATTAAGTTAGACAATACCAGTAATACTTTAATCGTAGGAGAAAATGGCTCAGGTAAGTCAACCTTACTTGATGCTCTTTGTTTTGCTCTTTTTGGTAAAGCATTTAGAAATATTAATAAACCTAATCTTGTAAATTCAATCAATGGTAAAGAAACTGTGGTTGAGGTTGAGTTTAGTACAAACAATAAAACGTATAAAATTGTACGGGGTATCAAACCAAACATCTTTGAAATCTATTGTAATAATGAACTTATAAACCAAGAAGCTGCATCAAGAGATTATCAGGATTACTTAGAAAGATTTGTTTTGAAAATGAACTATAAATCTTTCACACAGATTGTTATTCTAGGTTCAGCATCTTTTACACCGTTCATGCAACTGTCGGCTTCCGATAGAAGAACTATTATTGAAGATTTATTGGATATACAAATCTTCAGTACAATGAATGGTATTGTTAAACAAAGAATTTCAACGAATAAAGAAAATGTTTCTGTAAAGAAAAATGAAATTGAATTGCAGACACAAGAATATAAATTGAAGAAAGAACATCTTGATAAATTAAATCAAGATGTTGAATCTAAGGTGAAAGAATATGAAACCGAAATACAAATCAATAATGATGCCCTTGAATCACTACACACAGAAATTCAAGGATATGCAAATACAATTTCAGAATTACAAGTCACCGTGGAACAAAAGATCGAACTCGAAAACAAAGTTAAGAAAATCACTAAACTTGAGTCGCAGATTGAAAACAATATATCCAAATTCAACAAAGATATTGATTTTTTCCGAGTTCATGATGATTGTCCAACGTGTAGACAAGCCATTGCCATGGAGATTAAAGAAAGAGAAATCGAAGCACTTACTGGAAAAGTCGAACAATCTCAGCAAGGTCTTAATGATCTCGAATCTAAACTCAATGAAGAACAAACAAAGTTAAATGATATTTTAGAAAAACAAAAAGAAATACAAAAACTTCAAGTTGAACTCGCAACAAAAACAGCATCAATTACTGGTATAAACAAATATTTACAGAAGTTAAACACACTTATCAACGATCTAAAAACATCGAAGGTAAATACACACAAAGATGAACTGTCACTTAAAACATTAAAAGAATCTTTAAGTAATTTAGAAAATGAACTGAAGGAACTCATCAATGAAAAAACTTATTATGAAGCTGCTTCTAATTTGTTGAAAGATACTGGCATCAAAACAAAGATTATAAAACAATATCTACCAATTATCAATAAATTAGTTAATAAGTATTTGTCATCATTAGATTTCTTTGTCAATTTCAATCTTGACGAATCCTTTAAAGAAACAATTAAGTCTAGACATCGTGATGATTTTAGTTATCATAATTTTTCTGAAGGTGAGAAACAACGTATTGACATGGCACTCATGTTGACTTGGCGTGCTGTAGCTAAACTAAAAAATTCTTCTAATACAAATTTATTAATACTAGATGAAACTTTTGATTCTAGTCTTGATTCAAATGGTACTGAAGAACTTATGAAACTGTTGCAGATGTTAGAAGATGTAAACCTGTTTGTTATCTCGCATAAAGGAGATATACTACAGGATAAATTTATGAACGTAATTAAATTTACAAAAGAAAAGAATTTTTCGAGGATAGTCAAATGAATTTTAAAGAATATTTGACCTGGTACAGGGATGTTGTTGACAAAGAAGTTGAGGGATGGTTTTATCCAATTGATGTTGTTGTTATGTATGGTATACTAAAAGAATTACAGAAAGATATACCTGGAGATATTTGTGAAATAGGTGTAGCTTATGGTAAAAGTGCTATCGCAATTTCTAATTTTAAAGAGCGAAATGATAAACTTTACTTATATGATATTTTTCCAGATGAAGTATATAAAAAATCTTTGGAAAATATAAAAAAGTTTGGCACACCAGAAAATCTTATTTGGAGAATACAAGATACTACCGAATTGAAACACGGTATAAAATTCTTTGATAGGCCTTTAAGATTTTTACACATAGATGGTTGTCATGAACACTCCGCTGTTTTAGGCGATCTTCAATTTTTTAGTCAATATATGGTAGACCGAGGCATAATAGTGCTTGACGATTTTAATGATTACGAGTATCCTGGTGTCAACAGTGCTGCCATAGAATTTAGTTTGGCAAAATATAATGAAAAAAATTGGAGAGTTTTTGCAATAGGTGATAATAAAGCTTACATGTGTCAGAAAAAATATGTATTTACTTACCAGAGTTTACTGGCCATGTTCATGAAAGAAGCGCAGAAAAAACTTGAAGTTCCTTTTCCTTTACCACTAGGATTAAGAGAAATGATGGACATAAATGTTTTGATGTGTGATTCGAGGGAAGATTGGGATTTGAATAAACTTATTGAAAAAATTTATGATAAACCAAGAATAGGATAAACTATGAGTGAAGTATTAACGATCAATACTGAAAGTGGTATTGTACAAGATGAAAAGGTTGAACCATTAACTGTATTTGATGATAAGCACCCATTTTTAAATATTGAACTACCAGAATATACAGAACAATTGCCAAATAAACGTATGTCACATTTAATTAAAAGATTGAAGATGACAATGAAACTTTATGGTGGTATAGGTCTTTCTGCTAATCAGTGTGGATTAAAAGATCGGGTGTTTGTTATGGGTACAGATCAATTTCAAATTGCATGTATTAATCCTAAAGTGTTAGAAGTTTCTGAAGAAATAATTAAAGATATGGAAGGGTGTCTTTCTTTTCCAGCAATGTTTATGAAAGTTGAAAGACCGAAATCTGTTCTTGCTGAGTTTACGGATGAAAATGGCCAAAGGCATCAAGAAACATTTTATGGATTAACAGCAAGATGCTTTCTACACGAAACAGATCATATGAATGGTGTTAAGTACACCAAATATGTTGGACCTGTTACAATAAAAATGGCGAAACAAAAACAACTAAAAAAAATTAAAAACGTGAAAAGAAGATTAAAAAATGCCGTATAGTTTTGATCCAAAAGATGATGTAGAAACTCAGTGGAAAAAATGGCAGGAACATAATCCACCAGAATCTTTTACACACATAGATGAAAAAGAATTATGTGAGAAAACGATTGAAGAACTCACATATGTTTCTGCTATGGATGTAAAAGAATATACTTTGTTTCAAAAGTGGTGTGAAGTACAAGAAAAATATCCAACCGAAATTGTAAATGATTTGTGGGAAGGAGAAAAGAAAGTACTCAAAGATGATAAACAAAGGCGAATGATTGATAATATCAAATCTAACTTCTGGGTACCAGAATCGCCAGAAGATTATCTATCATTAGAACCTGAACTTCTTTACACCAATAAAGAAGATGATTTACCTGAATTGTGGAATACAATAAGAACTTTTTCTTCCACGATGAAAAATAATTCTAATATTGGTCGCAATCTTAATTTTGTTGTTCGAGACAAAGTAACAAAGAAATATTTGGGTGTAATGTGTATTAGTTCAGACTTTTTAGATTTAACACCTAGAGATAACTTCATTGGTTGGTCAAGAGAATTAAAAACTCAAGGTGGTATGATTAATCATACTGCAATTGGTTCTACGATTGTTCCTTTACAACCTTTAGGTTATAACTATGTGGGCGGTAAATTACTTGCCTTACTTTGTTTGTCTGATCCTGTACAAGAATTATGGGAGAAACTGTACAAAGATAAATTAGTTTCTGTTACTACCACATCTTTATATGGTAAAACAAAAGCAAATGGTCTTTCTCAATATGATAATTTAGATCATTGGCTTCCTATGGGTTTTACGGCTGGTTCAGTTTCATTTGAACCTTTATCAAACACACGATATAAAATTCGTGAGTGGTTAAAAGAAAACCATACACGAAAATATTTTGAATGGTATGTTGCAAAGAAACCTTCTGGTCAACCACATAAACGTGATCACAAAAATCGTTCACTAACTTTTACTTATAGTCAACTGAATATACCAAAAGAATTAATTAAGTCTGAACATGCAAGAGGAATTTATTTTTCACCTCTGTATGATAAGACTTGCGAGTTTCTCCGCGGCGAACATGATGGCAAAGATATGAAAAAACTCTTTGATACGAGCGTAGAGAGCCTAAGTAATCTATGGAAACAGAAACATGCTAAGCCAAGAATCAAACAATTGGTGAAGAAAGATAAAGTTTCCTATGATACCCTATTTTATGACGATCTTATTTACTTAACTTGGCAAGAAACAAAAGATAAATATTTGCCGCAAGTGGGTCGATAATCTGTTATAATGTCTTTAATGCGGTGAGTCCGAGACAACCTTCCCCCGAAGGCAGACAGGTTTAACTCCTGTAAACCGCTCCAGTTACTAATTTGACAACAGTTGTTATAATGACAACTGGTTGCCATTTCCTCAAATCTGTGTTACAATATACATATACTGATAACAGGATGTCTAAATGACAACATTTACTGCCGAATCAAAATCTCAGCTGGCGAAACTCCTAGCTACCGAGAATCTACGTATTGAACACCAAAAGATTAGAACCGCTCGATTCGATCCAAAGAATCGGGTTTTGTATTGCCCTATTTGGAAAAATATGAGTGGTGTGCTTTATGATCTTTTGATGGGTCATGAAGTTGGTCACGCTCTGTACACTCCTGCTCAAGGTTGGCATGATGCCGTTTGCGACAAAGGCCGAAACTATAAAGGCTTTTTGAATGTTGTTGAAGATGCCCGTATTGAGAAAAAAATCAAACGCAAATATCCTGGTATTCGTAAGTCTTTTGTTGAAGCTTACAATGACTTGATGCAGCGTGATTTCTTTGAATTGAAAGGTCGTGATATTAATCAAATGTCCTTCATTAATCGTTTGAATCTTTTTACTAAGTCAAGCGGTACTATGGATATTAAATTCACCGCCTTTGAAGAAAAGTTGGTTGAAGAAGTAATGCGTTGTGAAACTTGGGATGATGTTTTGCGTGTTACTGGACTTGTTTGGGATTATTCTAAAGATGAACAATTTCAAATGGTTGAAGAAGAATTTACTTTTGAATTAGATTCTTTTGGTGAAGATGGTGATTTTGACGATTCGTCCGATTCTGATTTTGATTATGATTTTAGTGATGAGACCACAGAACAGGAGGACAATCAATCTGATTCTGAAGGTTCAGAAGAATCTGATGATTCTAAAAAGATGCAGGGTACTCCTAATAATGAAGATGAAACGGAAGATGGTGAAGAAACCTTCACACAGATAAACCGTTTTAAACAATCTACATTATCTAAGGAAGATCAATTCATTGTTTTCGAACCTACATGTGAAACTGATAATGCATTTCGTAAAAAAGAAAATGAACTTCTTGATGAAAAATGCAAAGATTATGTTTACATAACAACGCCTGAACCTAATTTGAAAAGTATTATTACTCCTGCAAAGCGAGTGAATCAATTATTATCAGAATTCTATACTAATGAGTCTGAGAAAACTACGCTTTATAATAGTTTCAAAAGTCGTAATGAAAGATACATTTCTTTACTCGCAAAAGAATTTGAAATGAAAAAAGCTGCATCATGTTATGCTAAAGCTAAAACTTCAAATACTGGTGATATTGATGTATCAAAATTGTACAAGTATCAAATTGATGATACTATCTTTAAGAAAATGATGCGTATACCAAAAGGTAAATCGCATGGTCTTATTTTACTTTTGGATAAATCTGGGTCTATGTCAAATAATCTGAAAGGTTCTATTGAACAGATTTTGATACTGACTTCATTTTGCCGTAAAGTGAATATTCCTTTTGTCGTTTATGGTTTTGGTAATAACACTACAGCTTTCTTTGAAGATCATGGTGGTTACAATGAAACACTAAATCAAAAACTACGCGAATCTTTTTCTAAAGAAGAAGGTGAACTTTGTTTAGATGGTGTGTTTTTGCGCGAGTATCTAAACTCAAAAATGTCCAATTCTGAATTTACTAAATCGACTAAAAATTTGGTTTCATTGATGAATGGTTTTACTGGCGGTCGATATAGTCGGCATTATCCTGTCTCTGAAGGTCTTTCAAACACACCAATGGTTGAAGCTATTGTTGCTGTTGAAAAGATTACACAAGAATTTAGAAAAGTAAATAATCTAGATATTGTAAATTTGGTTATTGTTCACGATGGTGATGCTGATACGATTAATACTTATCACTCATATGCTGGTGATAACTACAAAAATTATAAACACATGAGTTCTACGTACAATAATGTTTATTTACGTGATAAGAAAACCAAATTTGAAACGAAAGTTGAACATAACGATTTTCTAAGTCAAAATATTTTGAAATGGTATTCATATCGAACTGGTGCTAAAGTTTTTGGTTTCTTTCTGACTGACGGAAGCAATAGTTCTGCTGAAAGTGCGGCTATGATGCATCATTATGAAAAAACCGATTCTAAAAACATTTATGATAATGAGTCTATTCAGTGGCATGAAAAACGATACAGAGCAAAAGAGTTGGCAAAAAAACTAAAGAAAGAAAAACTTTTGGTTTCTAAAAAGCCAGGATATGAAAGTTTCTTCATTATTCCTGGTGGCAGTGAACTTCAAGTAAATGATGGTGAACTAGAAATTGATACCACCAAAAAAGTTACGGCAAGTAAACTTGCCAATGCGTTTATGAAATTTAACAAAAAACGCCAAGTGAATCGGGTACTTGTTTCTAAATTTATTGATGGTATTGCAGTTTGATATGTTGTTTTTATGCGACAGACCTATTGCCAAGGTATCAATAGTCTGTTATAATTGTGGTATAGTGAACAATCCTTCTTGGAGAATATATAATGGCAAGTCGTAATGAAAAGCGTCAAAAGTTTCTGAATGCTCTTATCGCTACTGGTAAGAACACTGTAACGCTTGATGAAATTAAAGCTATTGCACAAAAACTTAATATTGGTCAACCTTACTGGTTTACAAATGATGATGTTAATCGTGTAAAGCGCGGCACATACAAAGTGCCTGGTGTTACAGAGAAACAAAATGTGCAAACTGTTGATATGCAGGCGCAAGTAATTCCTATGCAAAAAGTTGAAAACAAATCGAGCAATAGAATTTCTTCAATCGTTACTGATCTGGAAATTGAGAATTTGGTACCAACCAAATAC